GGGCGAGGTCATCCAGGCTGCCGTTGGGTTTACGGACAGCGATGCGGCGGGCACGCGCCCGATCGTGGCGGCGAGCCAGCAAGCATGGCAGAACTTCGGGACGCCGTTGAAGAAGCGGCTCACGGCGGCCCGGGTCATCGTGGAAACGAACAACAACGGGGCCAGCTACTCGTTCGACGTGGGGATCGATTACGGTCCCGTCTCGTTCGTGACGCCGATCACGACCGCGCCCCTGGGACCGCTATGGGGTTCGGTGACGTGGGGCGCGTTCACCTGGGGGGCGGCGCAGCCGATTGTCGATACCGATTGGCATATCGAGGGCGGGGAGGGGGCGTCGTTTTCCTGGGGCATCGTTGCCAATTCGCAGGCGTCGACCCTGTGGGTACGCACCGATCTGCTGCTTGAGCCGGGGGTGGGGTTGTGATCCGCCCTCTCTACGGACACGACCCGGCGGTTTCCCGATGGGTGGGCGATCAGGTTGGTATCGAGGATTTCGGGCCGTGTGCGGCAATCGGGTTCATGCGAGACGACGCATTGATCGCCGGGATCGTCTACAACAACTGGCATCATCCCTCCGATCCGGGGTTGATCGAAGCGACGATGGCGAGCACTACCCCAAGGTGGTGCAATCGTGATACACTAGGTGTGATATTCGGTTATCCGTTCAACCAATTAGGGTGCCGGCGCTTAACAGCTACTACCGAGGCCAAGAACCAGCCCTGTCGGGCGTTCCTCTGTCATCTCGGCTTTCGTGAAGAAGGCGTGATTCGCCAAGGGTTCCCCACCGACGATGCCGTGGTCTACGGCATGCTTCGGGAGGAATGGCGGCAGTTGGGAGCGAAGATGGGCATACCGGGATGCGTGGGCTAGAGCCGAGGCGCACATCATACGCGGGCGCGGCGGTCGAGCTGTTCCCCGAACGTAGGCGGTTCAAGAAGGGTGGCACGAGCGCGCCCCCATCGGCCAATCCTAGTGCCGTCGCGGGGGCGCAACTCAACGCCAACATCGGTACCGCGCAGGCGCAGTCGGCGCTCAACAACGTCCGCACGACCTCACCGCTTGGAACGTCGTTCTTTGAGCAGGGGCCGGACGGGCGCTGGAGCCTCAATCAAACGCTCGATCCATCGACGGCGCCTGTCTATGGGGCGCAGACCGGGCTTGCGGCCACCCTAGCTCAACAAGCGCAGGGAGGCGCTCCGTGGGTTGCGTCAGGCGCACAAGGTGGCGGAACGCTCATTGACCAGGCGCTCCGAAACATCGGCCCTGCCGCGTTAAATCCGGCTCCGACGCTTCAACGGAATCTTGACTTCAGCTCGCTTGGTCCGCTGCCAAACCCGAACCCGGCCGATTTTACCCGGTCGTTGGATTTCACTGGCCTCGAGAAGTTGCCGACGAGTTCGCAGGATTTCGGAAGGGCCGTCACCGACGCCCAAAATGCGGCCTACAATACGCAGGCAGGCTATCTCGATCCACAGTTCGCGCAGAAGGGCAGCGATCTCAGGCAGCAGTTGGCCGATGAGGGGATTGGGGTAGGGACGCAAGCCTATAGCCGGGCACAGGGCGACCTCGGACGGCAATCGACGCTCGCCTATCAGCAGGCGCAGGACGCGGCTGTGGCGGCCGGGCAGGCGGAGCAGCAGCGGCTCTTCGGCGAGGCATTGTCAGGTCGTCAGCAAGGCGTAAACGAGGCGCTGACCTCGGGGCAGTTCCGCAACCAGACCAACCAATCGATCCTCGGCGATCTGCTCGCTTCGAGAGCGCAGGGGGCGAGCGAGATCGGGCAGGCGGGTCAGTTTGCCAATACGGCGGCGCAGCAGGGTTGGCAAGACCCTCTGACGGCGCTCGCCTCGCTTGCCGGGACGGGAACTGGGATCACGGGAAGCGCCGCATCGAACCTGGCGACGCTCAATCCGCTTTCGGGGTTTGAGTGGGCAGGGCAATTGCCGACCTTTGGCGGATCTCCGACAGCCGTATCGCCCGCCAATGTGGTTGGGGCTCAACAGGTGGCGAACCAGGCGGCGGCCAATCGGTTTACGGCGGGGAACACGCTCAATAATCAGCTTTTCAACGGGCTCGGCACCGTGGGAGGTGCCGCGCTGTCGGGGACGGGGCCGTTTAGCTCGACGGGCATCTTCGGCAACATTTTCGGCGGCGGTGCCGGAGCGGGAACGGCGGCCGACTTCGGCGGCGGCGGCGCAGCGTTGGGGGTTGCCGACCAACTTGGATTACAGGCGGCTCCGCTTGCCGCCGATACTGCGTCTGGCGGTGGTTTCCTTAGTGGCCTTGGCGCTCTTCTCGGGCTTCCGTTTGGTGCATAATGGCTGACGCATCTCTCCTCGCGAGCATCATCAGCGGCACCAATCCGCTCGATCCGACGATGCTGGGCGCCTACCAGGGCGCGCAACTCTCGAATGCCGGGCTCGATCCGAACTTTGGGCACAACGAGGGGCCGTTTGGCGCACTCGGCAAGATCATCGCGGCGGCGCGCGGCGGTCCGATGCTGCAGCAGGGGGTGGAGCAGGCGACGGCGGCGAACACGGCGGCAATGCCGGATTTGGCGAAACTGCTGGCAAGTCCTGATCCCTATACGGCGCTTGCGGGAAACACGGCCGGGTTCAATCCGATCGCCGCGTCGCGATTGCTTCAAGGGGCAACGCCGGAACAGGTTGCGGAGGCGCGGCTAAGGTCGGCGCAGACACAGCTTGCGCTTGCGCAGGCGGCACCGGAACCGCCACGCCCCTCAAGTTTGGGTGGAGCGCCGGCTGGCCCCAGAGCCGCCACGTCGCCGTCCTCGCCGGGAACATCGTTTACCGCGATCACGGGGGCAACGGCGCGTCCCGCAACCGACGCGGATGTTAATGCGCTTGGGGCACAGCTTGCCACTATGCCGGATGCCGCTGCACAAGCCCGGCTCCAACAGGTGAAGACGACAAACCCGAAGCTGTATGCTCTATGGGCCGCGCATGTGAAGGGGGGGCGCTAATGCCGCCGCTCGACCCTGAACTCGATCCCCATTTCGAGGAAGCCGCCCGGCTCAATAATCTCGATCCGATGCTGCTGCGAGCAATCGCCTCGGGGGAGAGTGGCGGAAAGGCCAACGCAACATCATCAGCGAATGCCGGCGGCCTTATGCAGATCATGCCGGACACGGCAAGTCATTATAAAATCGCCGATCCTTACGATCCGGTGCAGGCGATCTATGGCGCCGCAAATATCCTCAACGACAATCTGACCAAAGCAGAGGCGGCCAAAGCAGCCGGTGCGAACGTCGATCCGACAGATGAGGCGCTGAGAAGCTATTTCGCCGGGCCTGGTGGCGGCAATCGAGGAGCGCAGACAGCGGCCTATCCCGGCTACATCGCCCAGAAATATCTCGCGTTGCAGAACGGACAGGAACCTCCCGCTCCTCCGCCCGCCTCGGGAATAGGTGCGCTTGCCGCGGCGAAGGCCACGCCGATGCCTGCGCCTGGTGCGGTGGCGACGAATGCTACCCCTCCCGCAAATGCGCCTGATACGTTTGAGCCCGCGCCTGATGCGGTGGCGGCTTTGGCAGGATATGGAGCAGCGACACGGCCAGTTGCGGCGACGGGGACTGACGCGCTTGCGGCTGTTGGGCGACCCTCTCCCGCCGTTACATCTACCCCCGGCGGAACGAACGGCATTGTCCCGGCCGGCGCGCCGCAGCAGGTGGCGCAAGCCGCTCCAGATCCAGAGATCGCCGACCTTCTTGCTGCCAACCGCAAGATGTTCGGCGGTCAGCCTCCCGGTGCCGCGCAAACGGCTCAGCCGACAGGCGCGGCAACTCCGGTTGAGGCGCCAATGCCGTCTGGTGCCACGACCTCGGCGCGGATGGCCGACATCAAATGGGCGCAGGATATCGTAAGCCACCGCACTCAGGTTGGGCGTCCGGTCCCCGGCTGGGTGGACGAATTGTCCAAAATGGAACCGGGCATGCCGCTCAGCCCTGAGTATCAGCAGGCGGCGGCTGCAGCTACGAAGCTTGGTGGGAATCTTCAGCGGATCAATCCGACGACTGGCATGGTCGAACCGATACCGGGCTCGCCCCAAGCGGCAGCGACAACGGCTGGAGCGATAGCAGAAGCTCAGCAGGCACCCATCAGACAAACACAGGCGGAAAAACCTGCAGAGCAGCGCGGGGCCGGAAGCAGCGTCACTTACCCGCCCGGATCAACTGGGGCCGCGCCATGGATCGCGGCGCAGAAGGCAGGGAAAGCGACGCCAGCAGGCGTTCGGATTAACGATGACGGTAGCGTTGAGGTGGGAAATGTTAATGTCCCTCCTGAGGTCGTGCATCAGCGGTATGGGGAACTCGAGAAGGCAGCCGACGAGGCGAATGCCTCGCGGTTGGGGTTGTATGAAGTAGAAAATCTCGGACAAAAATTGCATGCTATCGGGACATCTGGCCCGCTCACCGAGCAGCTTGGGCAATTGTCTGCTCTTGCTCAACAGCTTGGCGTTCCGCAGGAAACCCTTGCGAAAATTAACATTCCAGCCGCCCCCTCCGTCGAGGAGGCCAAAAAACTCTCGACTGATCTATTGGGCTCGATTCTGCATCAGACCTTTCCTCAAAGGATTACCAATACAGATATCACGGCATGGAAGGGAACGGTCCCGCAAGCCAACAACATGATGGAAGCCAATGATTTTCTGATAAACAATATTATCAAACCAAAATTTCAACGATCCATTGATCGGTATGGTTTTGCCTCAAGCATATCGGCTTCAGACCCGCAGTTATCTACATATTACAAGGCGATGAATGATTGGGATAACTCGCATCCCTTCGACGCCTATGCGATTGCGAAGGAGTTTAAACCTGCTGCCGCCCAGAGCGCTCCCGCCGCAACACAGCGAACCCAGCCACCCTCCGCTCCGCCTATACCGGGGGCGACAATGGGGGCGGATGGGAAATGGCACGCCATCATTAACGGTCAGCCGCATATTTTGGTGCCCCCCGCAGGCGGACCGTAATGTCTGATTTGCCTCCAGGCTGGACTGCTGTTCCTGAAGCGGCCCCGACGTTGCCGCCCGGGTGGACTGCTGTTCCCGTCGACCCAGCAATTGCGGAGCGTTTTGGTGGGTCCGGCTATCAGCAGCCTCCCAATCCCAACGAGCATCTGACGAAAATGCTCGGCGGGGCAATGCTGGAAGGCGGCGCTGGCCTCGTGGGCGCTCCGGGCTCAGCAATGAGCATGATCCCGACCCCGCCGGGTGGCGACGAGGGTATAGCTGCTCTTGCTCGATCACTTCCCACGAGTGAGGGGCTTATATCGGGAATGAAGGGCCTCGGTATAGTTGGGCAGCCCATCCAGCAGCCGCAGAACGAGGGCGAGCGGCTGATGGCGGCTGCTGCCCAAGGTGTAGGAGGGACGGCACCGCTTGGTATGTTTGGCGGTTTAGCGGGGATTGGCAAGGCCGCATTGCAGGGTGCGCTCTCCGGTGCTGGCGGTGAGGCTGGTCGCAATATCCTGCCTTTAAGTAATAACCCGACAGCAGCGACACTCGCGGGTGTCCTCGCAGGGCAAACGGCTGCGGGCGGTCTTTATGGGTTGGCGGGGCGTGGGATCAATGCGGCGCGCGGGATCGGAAACCCGATTGTGAGTGCCTATGATACGGCGGGTATCACGCCACAGCTCGCAGGCGATGTTACCGGTCGACCGAGCCTCCAAGCGCTCCAATCGCTCGCCATGCGGGCACCCTTCGGAGGGCGTGCCATTCATGCGGCGCAGACGGGAGCGGATGAGTTCGGCAATGCCCTC